GATCCTCGTGGCATAAAGAAAAAGCCAGTATCTGAGTATCCTAATATTGCCTGGAACCAGCATGAAGAACTAGATGACAACCAACGTATGCAGATTACCAACGCTGCGCTTGAAGCAGTCGGCAAGCCATACGATTTTTTTACTATTGCAGATCTTGCTTTTCGTATCCTTGGCTTAAAGGTTCTAACCGCTGGCTTGCTTGGCCGCTTGGCAAGGAACCATGGCTACATCTGTTCTGAACTTGTAGCTGAGTGCTATCGCAAGGGTGGGCTAGTAGTAGCCAAAGAAGATTATTTGTGTACCCCAGGAGACTTGGCTGAGAGGCTGATCTGGCAATGAGTAGCGGCTTAGATATAGTCAACATTGCTCAAAAGCAGATTGGCTTTATCGAAGGACCTAACAACGAAAACCCATATGGCACTTGGTATGGCATGCCTAACCAAAGTTACTGCGCCATGTTTGTTAGTTGGGTATTTGATCAAGCAAAGTTATCTGCGCTAGTAGCCGCTGAAACACCCAAGGGATTTAGTTACTGCCCAGTAGGTTTAAGTTGGTTCCAGAAACATGGACAGATAGTTCCTAAAGGAACAGGCCGTCCTGGCGACATTGTCTTCTATGATTTTTCTGGCAAAGGTGTAGCTGAGCATGTAGGTATTCTGGAGAACTGCTCAACGGCAGGACTAACAGTTATTGAAGCAAACACCAGCCCTGACCATGCCACTGGCAGTCAAGCAAACGGCATAGGTGTGTTTCGTAGGCACCGCCCATGGCTCAACATCATTGCCATTGCTAGACCAAACTACCCAACACCTGTTAAGCCTTCTACGCCTACCAAAAACAAGGTGCTAGCAACGGGAGTTGCAGGCGCTACAGCCCTTGGTGGTGGTGGAATGGCCCTAAGTAATAATCTTGGCTCAACTACGCCTAGCGTCAAAGCTCCGACTGTTATCGTAGCCCCGCCATTCCCTGGCACAGCAGCCTTTAAAGTGGGTTATAAGACCAAAGCAGCCCTCATTGTAGAGAGAGCCTTAGCCAACGCAGGTTTACTGCCTCAGAATCAAATTTTGGGCAAATTAACTGCTGAGGATCTAGCCCTTGTGCCTGTCTACCAAGCCAAATATCCTGGACTTAAAAAGGAAAAAGGCATTGGCCCATTCACTTATTCATCTATGACAGCTAAGGCTGGTTCATAATGCCATTTAAATTTGACATGACAAATCCAAAGACTGCTTTTCTTGGCGGCACGGCGGGTCTGTTGGTATGGAAAGCAAGCAATTTTGCTATTGATCCTGTACACTTGGGAATGGTTGCAACGGCAGTCGCTACTGGCTCCGCTTCACCCAAGCCTTATGGTTCACCATTAAGTGATCCAGAGGCTAGTCATATGAATACTCCATATGTTGACAATGTAGAGGAAGAATAAATGAAAATATCATCACGTGAAAAGGCTCTTATTGAGCATTACATATATGCGACTATCGCTGCTGGCGTTGCTATTTATCAAACTGGCAACCATAATCTCAAGCATGTTGCTTGGGCTGCTCTTGTTGGTGTGGTTGGTCCAATCGTGGCTCGCATCAACCCATACTCACTATTCAATAAGACACTACCGCCAGTGGATCACAAGGTTGTGCCTGCTACCCCAGTTGTAACTAAGTAAAACTTAATAACAAATAGCCCCTCGCTAACGCGGGGGGTTTATTTTTTTTGCCTAAAATTAACAGTGAGGTTTTGACACAAACCTACTAGTATCGGTAGGAAAGTGTCAGAGCTATCCTTAAACCCAAAGAATGATTATCGGGCGCGGGGCGCCCTATCCATTAACTCGCTTCCATGCTTACGCTCGTAGTCTACTCACAGGAAAATTTTTCTGTCAAATTGAGAGCCACTGGCGTGTCTCATTTCAGCCCATAGGCTCAAGGTATATCACGCCGTGCTACACTTCACCCATGACAACAGAAACAGAGACAACGATTAATCACAGGTCATTCTCGTCCTTCGCTTCGTGGGTACGATGTGGCAAAGCATGGCAATTAGAGCGCGGGTTTTCCGTGCAAACAGAACCAGCTTGGTGGTTCGTAGCAGGTTCAGCATTTCACACAGCAGTGGAGCGTTACTTACGTGAACTTCATGCCACGCAAAAAGAACAATGAGCCAACTCCTATTAAGAATCTCGTGGTTCTTCATGGGGAGAAAGCGGATTACACGAGCCTTGGCCCGATCCGTGTATGCCCATGTGGGTCCGATACGTGGCATGTAAAAGTGAAGTTTGCTGAAGACGACACGATTGGTTTTTATTTCTTAGACATGCAATGTGTGCTATGCTCTTCTCTCGCACAAGCACCTATGCCAGATTGGGGACACTAATGATTGAAAAAACATATCCTATTCGTTGCTTTATTGAATCTTTTTTTGTAAAGATTGGTGAATACATTAGCCGCATTGGGTGGCTAGCAACCAACGGTATTCCAGATGAATATTTTGAAGATAAATTTTTTCGCAAGTTTGGTTACCATGAGGATGACTGGATGAAAAGCCATTGGGAAGATGATGAGTGCTAAATGGGTAAGCAACGCGCAAAGATAATTACTAAGACCGCATTTGAAAAGGCTTTTGTTGAAGCTGAAATTCTTATGCGCAAGGCTCTTGGCGATATGATCGCTAAAGAGATACTTAAAGAGACTAATCCTGCAACTATTGTTGGGTTAAAAAAGGCGCAAGAAATAGTCATAGGACAAAAAGTTGAATAATCTAAAACAGATTTGGGAAGAGTCATTCCTGTCTGAGATTGGTGCAGTTGAAAACAGGACTGGCACTAACCCAGTGGACTGGCGCGTTGGTGGACGTGAGTCTAAAGCCAACCCAGATAAAGAGAACAAGGTCTGGTGGGATACTAACGGCCTTGATATGTTTGAGAAGTTTGTTCAATCATTTACCAATAACAATTGGAAAGTTTGGATTGCTCCAGATGGCACACCAGGAATTGAACTTGGCTTTGATCTAATGTTTGGCAAGGTAAGAATTAAAGCCTATGCCGATCTAGTTCTTGAGAATGAAGATGGTTCTATTACCGTGGTGGATCTGAAGACAGGCTCTTACACTCCTGACTCTGCTATGCAGCTTGGTGTTTACGCTTCCTGTATTGAGATGCAGTACGGCATACGTCCAGCCTATGGTGCGTACTACAAGGCACGTAGCGCTGTGCTTGAGCCAAGTCCAGGACTAGACCTGTGGAGCATAGAAGTTCTTACAGAACTTTTTGCTCAGTTTGAACGGGGTATTCAGGCCGAAATTTTTTTACCCAATTTAAATATGATGTGTGGAAGTTGCGGGGTTAAAGAGTATTGCTATGCTTATGGCGGTAGCCTTGCTCACACGGTAGATCCACTAGCACAAATAAATTTACAAGCAAACAACAACAAATAAGGAGAAAGAAAATGGCAGCACCAGATAGCACAAAGCTCCAAGTCAACTTTAAGTTGGCTGATGGAACTTTGATTAACATATACGCAACAACACAGGCTGAACTTGAAGCAAACCTTCAATCAATCAGCGATCTAGCACAACTTATTCTCGCCACTGGCGGGGACTTAGGCAAGGGTGCAAACGTTGCTTATGCAACCAAGGCTCTTGGTGGCACAGTAGTTGACGAGCCAGTATGGGCAGCTAAGTCTGCACCCGCTGCTCCTGCTGGTTCAGTACCAACATGTGTACATGGACCAATGAAGCACGTTCCAGGTGGAGTATCCAAGAAGACAGGAAAGCCTTATGACGCTTTCTATTCTTGTGTAAGTTCTGACCGCGACAATCAGTGCAAAACTAAGTCTGCTTAGTTAAATGTTATCGCTGTCTCAGGCAGCAGTAAAAAGTAGTCACGACCATGCTATCCTGCCAGACCTTTTTCCAACATTGCAAAATGAAGGAATAAGGTTTAGGCGTGGTCAACTAACAATGATCGCTGGCGCTCCTAATGCTGGTAAATCATTGTTAGGACTACATTTTGCTGTTCATATGCAAGTACCAACACTGTATATCAGTGCTGATACTGATGCTTATACGACTGCGATACGCGCTGCTGCCATGATTAGTGGCCATAGAGTAAGTACAGTTGAAGAAGGATTTGCTACACCAGATGGCGCTCAGTTTTATGCTGACCAACTGGCAAGTATCAAGCATCTACAATTTGACTTTGCCCCATCTCCCACTCTTGATGAAATTGATTTATCTATACAGGCTTATGCTGAAGCATATGGCGAATACCCTCACCTTTTAATTGTAGATAATGCTATGAACGTAGTATCTATGCACGAAAACGAATGGTCTGGACTACGCGAGATTGCCAAGGCTATGCACCATATAGCTAGAGAGACTGATGCAGCAGTATTCTTGCTACACCACACCAGTGAAGGTGAAGGTGCGCCAGATATGCCACCTAGTCGTAAGTCCATCCAAGGCAAGATCAGTCAATTGCCAGAGATGATTATCACCGTTGCTCTACTACCGTGGACAGGTGAGTTTAGAATTGCTGCGGTTAAGAATCGTTTTGCAAAGAACAGCGCGAGTGGCAAACAGTATGTATCATTATGGTCAGACGCTTCCCGAATGTCGGTCTGGAACTATAAACAGACAGAACAACACGATTGGCGACATGATGAAGAAGATGAGGAATTTTAATGAGTACATACGGTAAGCGTAAGGGCGCTCAATTTGAAACAGATGTTCTTCGGTGGTTCAGGGGAAGACTACCGAAGGCAATAACAGAAAGGCTTGCTCGTGCGGGGGCAAATGACGAGGGTGATTTGGTTCTCATTGTCGCGGGCAAGCCCTATGTGTTTGAATTAAAAGCAAGAGCCAAGTTAGATCTACCTCAGTTCTGGCGTGAAGCTGTGCTTGAATCTCAGAATTATGCAAAGGCACGTGGGCTTGAAGAAGTGCCACCATCCTATGTAATTGTTAAGCGTCGTATGGCTGGCATTGAAGATGCTTGGGTTATACAAACGCTAGACCAGTGGGCAATGATACATGACGAATAAACCAGATCTTGGCGCAGTGCTTGAAGCATATGGACTAACAGTTCAAGAGCGTTACGGTTGGGTTGCTTGTAAGTGTGTTGTCCATGAGGATAGCCATGCAAGTGCAGCATATAATTTAGATAGACAGCAGTACAATTGTTTAGTGTGTCAACTGCTAGGTGATGTTTATGATCTAGTAGCTCGTAAGGAAGACCTAAAGGAGTTTAAGGATGTTAAACGCAGAGCAGAAAGCCTCGCTAACGGAAGCAGCAGACAGGTACGCAGACCGCATAAGTCCGCTGGCTCTGTCCTACCTACAGGCTCGCGGCATAAGCCAACAGGTGGCAAATTCTTACCGTCTTGGAAGCGTCGTGGAGCCTAGCGTTGGTCACGAGCATGCAGTGGGGATGCTTAGTATTCCTTACCTTACTCCTTCTGGCGTAGTTGGAATAAAGTTTCGCCGCTTAGATGACGGCACACCAAAGTACCTATGGCCCACAGGTCAGAAGATTGGATTGTTTAATGTTCAAGATCTACATAAATCCTCAGACACAATCGCGATCTGTGAAGGGGAAATTGACACGATTGTTTTATCTGGTTGCGTTGGTATTCCTGCTGTTGGGGTTGCTGGCGTATCTCAATGGAAAGCCCACTTTCCGAAACTTTTTGAACCGTATACGAGAGTTTTAATTTTTGCTGACAATGATATAAAAGATGATGGTCGCAACCCAGGACAGGAATTAGCCAAGCGGATTAAGGAAGACTTGCCAGCAGCAATTATTGTCGGATTACCAGGCAATCAAGACGTTAATGATTTATAC